TTTCTTGCGCATTCATAAATTGTTTCTTGGGATATGTTCCCGTGATGCTTAATGTATATAGAAAAGTTTCATCGGGCTGTTCATCGCGAATAACATCAGGCGACCATGCAACTGCACATCCTGACAATAGCAGAACGGGCAGCAAACGAATCATTTTTGCTGCTTTTTAAACTTGCCGTTGATTTCAATATAGCGTCTGGTGAGGGGTCGACGCTTCTTCTTCTTTCCGTACATCCAGTCTGCGGGGTCGTTTTTCGAAGTACCAGCAATACCAGGACCTGTAGTCATTGTAGGCTCTTCAACAAATTGCTTGAAAGATTTCACTTGTAAAGCTCTCCTACTGTGACATACATCGGTTGGTTCGTATTTAAATGTCTTACTTCATATATATCTAAACCGAGTATTTCACCAACAGGATATGCGTCATCTTCGACACGCACCTGGTCTTTAGGCAGAGTCATTTCTTCTAGATTTGTGATACGCTCTTCGCGCAGTCTATAGATCCCAGGCGACAATTGCTTACTCTCCAGCACATACCAATAGCAACCCTCTTCAAGAAAATCAAGAGGATCAATATTTGATTGTGTTAAAATTTTGTTAATGGTTGCATTGCTCAGCGAATACTTTTCTTTGAGAAGAAACAGCGCTGCTGCATAAGATGCTAGGGTGCTTTTACCACCCGGGACTTTCTCTAGCAATCTTTTGATATTGAAAACTAAACGAATGAAAGTTGTATATGCGGATTTCTTTTCGTCATTGTCTAGCTTAACAGACTTGACACGCTTACCATTTTCATCGATGATGCCAAGCTTGTATGCGTCAGTTTCTTCCCACGGTGTTGTGAGAAGTTTTACAAAACGAAATGAATAATAAAGATCGCCTGCTCGTGATGCTAATGACACTAGATTTTCCTCAGTTCTTCAACAACAGTTTCGTCCATTGTTGTGCCAGTATATTTATCGTTTGGTATTACATTCAAATAAATGAGAAAAGGCTTGAGAATTGGTAGACTTTCGTCTGTAAATACTTTATACTCTAACATTCTCAAGCCTGTGTCAATACCAAAAACATTAAAGATAACAACCAGATGATTTAGTATGAGGTTGACAGAAAGCCTTCCGCCCTCTTCGTATCGTTTGACAAGCCGTTTGAGATACTTGAAGCGATTAACATCTTCGTAGAATTCTTCTGCATCAATACAAGTGGGATTATAATAACTTCGCGCTGCATACAGAAGAAAAGTATCTTCATTAAGTTCATCAAATAAAAGCATCATGGTTCCTATAACAAAAAGCTATTTTCTGTATTTATAAAAAAACCCGCCGATTGCTCGACGGGTTTCTTAGATCAAACTAGCTTACTTTTTAGCAGAGTATGCTTGCCCACCAAAGAAAGCAGCTACAATTGCGGCTACAGAGACGAAGTATGTAGCAGCCATATCACCAAGGATTTCAGATGCTTTGTCAAGCCCAATCCAGTCTGCAAGAACAACTGCGAATGGATAGAGCAATAGACCAAAGAGAGCAAACCATGTCATGCTTCTCTGTGCATCACGCATTGCATCTGCATCTTCAAGCTCTTTACGCTTGAATTCCATATACATGCGGTGTTCTTCTTCAGACACATGCCCATCACCGTTTGTGTCTGCGGGATGATATCCCTTGTCTTTCTTTTCTTCTTCGGCCATAACTTACTCCTGGTAGAAATCTTGATCGTGTTCCTTATAATAAAAATCATCAAGTTCTTCCGGAATCAGTGTCTCAGTGACAGGTGCTTCATGCAATGTTTGTCTTGGAAGACCATCATTTCCATGCCAATGTGCAATTTGTTCTGCAGTAAATTTCTGCTTTTTAATTACTTCTCCAGTAGGAGATACCCAGCCTTTCTCAGTTGGGTATGTTCCAGCTGGTGCCCAATGAGGCGTTTGAATAGGTTTCATTACCCTTCCTTACCTGTAGTGCTTGTTACTGCGCCCTTAACGGGATTTACGATGTTCTTGTCGCCAACACGCTTCTCACCAGGGCGAGCAGGTGCTTGACCTTTCACAGCACGACCTGCTTTGGTAGCATCTTCGTGCCCTTTTGCATCATCAGCAGCAAGTTCAGGGTTGTCCATGTTCGCATCTTTCGCCATGTCTAGCGCTGCTTTGCCCTTGAACTTGTCTTTCATCGTCTCTGCTTTAGAAGCACCTTTCGTGCGATCAGCGTAAGTAGCGCCTTCTTTCATGCCACGCTCTTGACGCTTCTTAGCAAGACGATCACGCGCTGCTTGTGCTTCTTTGTCAGAAATACGGAAGCCGCCAGTCGTATGACCCGCTTTGTCTTTCTTCATGTCGCCTTCTTTCATTTTCTTAGCAGTGTGCTTATGAGACTCGGACACAAGAATTTCAAGGTCTTCGACGGGCACATCAAACTCCACACCATGCTCAAACATTACATCGTAGTGAGTCACGATAGCGTTGCCATCTTCTTGCTCGACCAGAGTGTGCTGACCGGGGATGCACTCACCAAAGCCCCATTGCTCAGAAGCAACATGCTTTGCGCAATCGTGCGACAGTGCTTTGTCTACAGACTTAGTGTCCATATCGACTGCTTCAAGTTGAACTTCTTCTTTCTTGACTTTGAGAGCAGAAAGCACTTTTGCAATTTGTTGTGGGCTATGCCCAGCATTCATCAATGCGCGATTAATATCAGACCACTTGTACATCGTGCTGTCAGTCTTTTCATCAAGGTCTTCTTTAGCCATAGCCTTCTTGATGGTCTTGCGACGATTGTGCAGATACTCGTCCGACTTATCGGTATCTCCATCATTGTCGATATCTTTGTCATCGCGATCATCATAGTCCTTGCTAAGTTCTTTCTTGTCCACAGGATCAAGTTTTTTCTTTTCGTCAAGAACTACTTCTTGCCAAAGCGATTGAATTTTTCTAAAATATTCAGAGTTCATTGTTTTCTCCGTTTAAACTGGAATGCCAAACTGGGCAGCAAGGGCGGCGACACATACACCGATGACAAGCCAACTAACCTTATGGTTGACAGCAACTTTTTCGACAAGAGAAGTCACACTGTTTTCGATGTTATCAAGTTTACCTGATAATCTATTTAGTCTTTCGTGCTGCTCTTCTCGACGCTCTTCTAGATCAGCAATCTTTTCTTCAACCTTTGCAAGTTGAATGATTGCGTCCGTCATCTTGTCGATTTTACCTTCGATGCGATCTAGTCGCGCCGACTGTGTTTCTCTTGTTGCCATTTCAGGATCCCCATCCGATCTAGTTGTCTACTTTGGCGCCGCTTCGCCATTGATAGCAAGACCAATACCTTGCTTTCCATTTAGGGCCAGGATTATCACAGTTATGTCTGGCTCTAAAATTCTTTCTTCGACCTGGATCGTCACGCTTAATTTCCATATTAGGATCGCCGAAGTTTACTTTTACTACATTGCCCTTGTCGTTCTTGACATAGACAGAAAACTTTTTAGGACCACCAGGCGTACGAAACGGATTATTCAGAGTAACTTTCTTACCCTGATATTCTGCTGCTTCAGGAATCAACTCTTCATACATTGATTCGCAAGCGCAATCGATTTCGTCTGCTCTGTGGTCACTAAATTTTTTCATCGATACATTCCAGACATCATATCGTCGTCATCGTCATCGTCATTTTTCATACGATGTTTTTCGCCTTGCACATAAGAGTAAAGCCCTTCTACGTCGCTGTGTACTTTACTCAGTTTGTTCTGATACCATTCTTCGATTTCGCCGCCTTCTTGAATATACTCAAGAATTTCGTCTACTGCATAGCAAATAAAATGGAGTTGCTGCTCAGCCATCTCAGCTTTTTCCATTTCATTATCGCGTTGTTCTCTGAGAGATTTAAAAGATTTCATATTAACTCACATACATGTTGAGTTCGTACTTGCCACTGTCCATGCCATAAACTTGCATCTGAAGTTTTTGCTTGACAGGCTTTCCGTTCTTCATAAGATCGACAGTGTAACGATTGGTTTTACCTGCAGAAGGCTTCGAAGGACCAGAAGCCACTTTACGTTGCCAATCTTCTTCGTCAACTTCATAGCCTTTCTTTTGTACTTGCTTCATTGCATGTTGTACAGCAGCAGAAAAACTATTGTGGTACAGTTGTGCTTCGTTCAACGCTTGACGAAACTCAAAGAAGTTCATGGGCTCTGCATTTTCCATTCTAGAAACCATTTTATCGTACATTGCTTTGTCGGTGCTCTTGACAGCAGAGATAACAGCGTCGCGTGGATAACTATCCATTCTGCTAATGTATCGACCGAGTTGACCAGCATCACCTTTCATGATCATCTGTGCTGCTTTCTCATAGTCTTTAGCGTCAGAACCTGCGTCTCTTTGCTTAGCGAGAGCCATCAGTTTCTTAGCAGCAGGATGATTGCGGTTTGCCTCACCAAGTTCAACAGATTCACCGTAACCTTTCTTAAGAAAGACCATGGAATTACCATAGACTTTACGCATCGTTTTTTGACGCTGAGTCTCTTTGTCATGGCCTGCGGCTTTACGACGATCCTCGCGTTCTTTCTTACGACGAATGTCGCCCAGATAATCTGGTCCCTCAGTAACTTCTTTAAACAAGCCACGAATCTCTGCACCAGAAACATAATCAGGGAGCATCTTCTCAAGATCACCAGCAGACACATTTGGCATTCTGGCGACTTTAGCAGCAAATGCTTTCATGCTCTTGCTCTTCATCATCTTAGCAGCAATGTCTTTACCAGAAGCTTCTTCAATTTCAACAGATTCTTTCTTAGCAGGCAGACCCTTGTGCTTAGTCTTCGCAAAGTCTTTTACATCTTTCTTGCTCATAGACGCAGCAGCCTTAGCAACTTCGGGAGAAGCATCAGGCATTTCACCCTTCTGCTTTGCACGAACCATACCCATGAATTTTTGCTGCGCTTTTGACACAGCCTTTTCTTGCACTTCATTTGACTCTTTAGGCACACAGTTAGGAACTTCTTTACCGTTCTTCTTTTTTGTGCCTAATTGGACATACCCTTTCCAGCAGGGATCGTCCTTGTCTTTTTTTAATTTTTCAGAAATGTCTTTGAATGATTTCACTGAAGAAAATCTCCTGCTAAGGTATAGTTGTATTTATACATTCGGTCGTGTCTGACGATTTTTACGGCGCGCACGAGCCAGTCTTGCGCGATCAAGAATACGATCATAGTCACGCTCTTTTCTCTCACGCTCTCTACGCTCTGCTTCACGATCTTGCTGCTTATCCATTCGAATGCGTTGTACTGCATTGTCAAGTTCATCTTCGTTCATAGGAGACTTAGTGTGAACATGCGCAGTCTCTTGCCCAGGAACTTTTGTTTTTGCTTTCTTTGTAGCAGCAGGTGTGCCCCACTCAGGCTGATCACTGTACCAATTGTCAGTATGCTTCTTAGGCTGAGCGTTGATCTTTTCTTTCGACACTTCTTCGTTATAAGTCGGTGTGTAGTTAAGCAAATGCTTGGGCATCTTGCCTTTTTTCACCAGATCATGAAACAGACGATCAAGTGTGCGAACATCGGTATCTGTAATTTGTGCGGCTTTGACAAGATTTCTTCTCGCATCATCAGGATTCTTTTTACGAAGATCCAAAAAAGTGCGAACTGCTCGCTCATACTTCTTACGATTGAGAGTCTTGTCAAGAAAGCGATCTAACGCAGGTGCAATGTCTCGCAGAATACCACTGCCGCCATAACCTGCTTCGTCTAGTTCTACATCATCAATCCATTGACGCGAAATCTTACCTTCTTCTAGCGCAATGATGACATAGTTGGTGCCGAGACGATGAATATAACCAGTCTCGCCAGTTTTCTTTATTATAACATTATCGCCTTCGTTAAACAACTCGCCTTCAACAAACTTCTCACGAGTCTCAGACACAGGCTCTAGTTCAATATGATTCTTGAACTGAGTCATTTCTTTCAGGCCCATGCCTGCACGAACATCATTGAACAGACGCTTTGCATCTTTGTTCGACATGGTGTTAGGCACACCTTGTGAGAATGTAGTGAAGTCATTGTTCTTTGCGTTTTCGCGCTGCTTCGATGCAGACATGCCTTCGACGCCTTCTGCATCAGGATCACGATCACCCGCAGAGACGACATTAATCTTTTCGAAGTTATAGAAGCCATGACGCCCTTTCTCGCCATTGTACTTGTCTAGAAGAGTTTTGAATTCGGTAATGCGGTCAGCACCTACAACCATTGTGACTTTATTAAAGCCTTGATCATAGAGTGCAGACGCTACTTCAAAGACATTGCGCAGTTTTTTGTCAGAGATAACATTCCGCGCATGCTTGGGAAACATCTTACGAACATGCTTGATTTTTTGATCGTAAGTTAGAGGATTTTTCTTTGCATCTTGCGATTGAGAAATGTATACTTTATATGGATTCTTGCCTGCTTTGGTAGCAAGAACAGACATTAGTTTACCATGCCCAATCGTCGGAGGATTCATTCTTCCAAAAGTGAAGAATACCTCTCGCTGTTCTTCAACAAGATATTGTTTAAATGATGGGAAGCTCATTGCTGACTCTGCGCACCTTGCTTGCGTTCTCTTTCTCTCTTACGCACTTGAGGCATGAGTTTACGAGCAATCTTTTCAATGCGAGGCTTCAGCTTCTC